GGTACCCTTCTAATTATTTAGAGAAGGGGGGGGGAACCACGTTTGGTAAAACAGCGTGGGTGTGCGATGAACATATCGAAAAATTAAGAGATGACTACTTTCCTATAGTAGGACAAACTCGCCGTAATCCGCGATATTTAAATAAAAGGATTATGGACCCACAATTGAAATGCTTTATGGATGAAGAAGATATACAGATTCCCCCAGATTGGGGATTACCTGTTCCAAATCCTAGTGCTGCGTATGATAGCTTAGCTAAATATGCAAAAGCAATTCCTTTCATGAGTGAACAACAAGTTAAGAATATGAATCTAGCTTGGTTGTGGACGGCCCGCCATTTTGGTATATATATGTCGAATTCTAAAGTTCTGACGTATGAAGAGGCTCGCACTCACTTTGACTTAAGTTCCTCCAGTGGAGCTCCATTTAATCAACATTACCCGACCAAAAGGGAATTATTTGAAACAGATCTAGAAATAGAGGAGTGGCTGGATAAAGATTGGGAACGGATGGCACAGGATCCTTTATGGACTTGCCTTTTTACCAATTCTTTGAAAGAAGAACTAAGGACTAAAGAAAAGATGGAAGCAAATTCGATACGCACCTTTCTAGCAGGAGGAGTAGACGCAGTAGCTCACGGCACCCGTCTATTTGTGGATATGAATGAGAAAATGTATGAAAATAACTTGATCTCTTCATCCGCTGTTGGCATGAGTCCCTATAAAGGAAATTGGGACCGCCTCTACCGTAAATTGCTGACCTTTAAGAAAGGCTACGCACTTGATGAGTCACAATATGATTCATCTTTGCGTGCGTATATGATGTGGGGTTGTGCCCAATTTAGATGGTCTATGCTCAGGGAGCAAGATCGTACGGTTGATAATTTACAAAGAATTAGAGTCTATTATAGAAATTTAGTAAATACAATGATCGTCTGCCCAGACGGAGTCTTAGTGATGAAAAAGACAGGAAATCCATCAGGATCTGTTAATACCATTAATGACAATACATTAATACTACATGCTCTTCTTTGTTTTGCTTGGATAAATACAGCACCTGAAGGACTTAAAAGTTACACGTCGTTTGAATTACACACCGCTAAAGCGTTAGTGGGTGATGATAACACGTGGACCGTCTCAGATGAAGCTGAACAATTTTTCAATGCGAGATCTGTAATTGAAGTGTGGAAAACTCTAGGAGTTACTACCACCACGGATTCGTTAGACCCAAGACATCCGAGAGACTTAGATTTTCTCTCAGCACACACAGTATTCTACCAAGGTATGGCAGTGCCTACCTACAGTATGACAAAGTTGATGACTTCTCTACTGTATGCTCCAGAAAAACACATTACCCCGGCGACTTCATTAGAGCGCCTTGCAGGAATGTTGAGCATTGGTTGGATCGATCGCAGATTTCGAAAATTCTGCCGCGATGCAATCGCTTGGTTGATACTTAAGTATGACCACATTCTCTTTGATGATCCGAAGTGGATCATGGCAAAATGCCAGCTCAAGACCGACGATGATTATTCTCGTCTATTCACAGGTATGGGGGCCCTCAGGCCTCAATCTTTATCTGGAGCGCGTGTAAAGTTGATACAGCCAGATAAAATGAATATGAGTAGTTTTAATCCGAAGAGGAACGGGACGAAACCCGGAAAGAAAACAAACCAAGTCATTGTCGTTAAAGGAGGGCGACGTGCGCGCAGAAATGCGAGAAATACTTCTAGTGTTGTTGTTCGCGATAGTAATATCCGACAACGCATAAATAGGTTGAAACAAGACAATAAAATAGGAAGGCCCCCCCGAGCTAGGAGAACTAGAGGTGGAGGCCAACGTCGAATGCTAACAATGCAAGGAAACTCCAGAACTGGAATGCGTACGAAGCGCCAGTGTACTGTTGAGGAAGATGAATTTATAGCAGCAGTTGTAGGTTCAGTTGCTTTTAGCAACACTGCTTACCCAATTAATCCAGGACAAGCATCAACCTTTCCCTGGCTGTCAAAACAAGCAGCCCAATGGGAGAAATACCGCATTAATTTTCTTGATTTTTATTACAAGAGAGATGTGAGTGAGTTTGCCACCAACGGCCAAACTGGAAAAGTTATCTTAAGTGTTGATTTTGACGCTTCAGATGCTCCTCCTGCTACCAAGCAACAAATTGAAGACACGGACCCTCGTGTTGATGGTATGCCTAGTGAAAATCTACGTTTGCCATTGCGAGCTAATCAGCTCCATGCTTTGTACCCCACTCTTTACGTCAGGCCAGCTGGATTACCAGGAGCTAGTGACATTAAGACATATGATGCCGGCAATTTTAATATTGCTACACAGGGAAATCAAAATGCAACAGAAATAGGAGAACTGCGTGTGCGTTATTCAGTGACGTTTACAGTTCCTGTTTTGGAATCCGCTTCTACAGCGGCTGCAAACAACAGTGTCGCTACTTTTTCAAGTACAGCAGGCGAAGGTCTTACAACCGCTGTAGCCCATACTATGTTGTTCCCAGGTGTTTCAATCCCTGGAAATTTAGGAGTGGTTAATGTTGTTGGAATTCTTACAGTTCCTCCAGGAAATTATTTAGTTTCCGCTTCTGTGGTTGTTGCCGCCACAGGAAATCACACTTCTGTGACTATGGCTTTGCGTAGAGGTCCCGGAGCAGATCTTGTTCCGGTTGATTCTCAAGAAGCCTTTGCAGCAACCACCCTGCGTTCCTTGATAACGTTAAATCAAGACTGGTTTTACATTTCAGATGGAACCGCCTCAACAGCATTATCGTGTCAAGTCACGGATGTTTTCTCGACTGGAGCTGTCACAGTTACAGGTGTTTTGAGATTAGTTGCAATATAGGAGACGTAAACTCCTACAACAAACGATAGATAGAATAACTATATATATAAATATACAGACCGTCGTCTGAAAGACCTTCCCCCAAAGCGGGGGGTTCTGGTGCCGAAATGTAGATGAAAACTACTACCAGAAGAAATAGTGCTGAAAGTTCAAACCCAGAATGACAACTGCCGGAAAAATGTTGTTGGAATAAAACCAATCAAATTGCAAAGCTCTCTAACGCTCGAGAGTCTAAACCAAGGCGTAGTAAGTGATCCACTTACGTTTTAGTATCGGAGTACAGATTTAGATCTTCTAGAGGGATTTAGTAGTAAGTATTCTGCGACGCGACCCAGTTAGTATTCGTGCTGTGAGGAAGTAACCTGAATAAGGCGAATAAACACTCCAC